AGGTAATGGAAATTATGCATATTCACTTATGGGAGGAGCAGGTGTTAATTACGCAGTTGGTTGTGCTACACAAGCATGTAGTGGTGGTGGTAATATATTTGGAGGGGGAGGCGGTGGAGCTGCTCAAACATCATCTGCAACTTCAGGAGGAAATTCAACCTATGGTGGAGCAGGTGGAGCTGCTCATGGACCATCATCAGCACATACATCTTCTGGTGGAACTTCTATTTTTGGAGGTAGTGGTGGATCATCTGCAACTAGTGGTACAGTTGGTGGTTCTGGCACATTACCTGCAGGTGGTGGAGCTGGATCAATGGGTGCTAACTCTGGCGCAGGTGGTGGAGGAAGAGTAAGATTTACATATTGGTAAAAAATTATGATAATATTAGCTTTAATAAATAATAATACAAATATTTGCGAAAATGTATCTACAGATACAAGAGCATTAAATGAAATTCAAATTGAAGGTTATACTGTATTAAATTTAAATAGTACTTCAACTATAATTTGGTCATGGAATAAAGAATTAAATGATTTTGAAGAAATTGAAAATATTGGTAATGGTGGGATTGGATTTATTTATACTAATGGAAAGTTAGTACAAGTAAAACCAGAAAAACCAGTAAAACAAGATCAACCTAAGACAACTGGAATAGAGAGTATTTAATGACAATAGCTATAGTACCAAAACACAATTTTAATTATGATGGGGTTGAGGTTCATATATATCATGCAAACAAAGGCGAGGGATTACCTAAACATGAACATATATATGCACATGCAACAATGTGTCATTCAGGTTCTTGTATAATTAGAAAAGAAAATAAAGAAGTTATAATAAACAAAGATATTAAACCATTAAATCTTAAACAAAGCGAATGGCACGAAATAGAAGCACTTGAAGATAATACAGTATTTGTTAATATTTTTGCAGAAGGAAAACATTAAACACCTTTATCTTTTTAGGCCTTTAACAATATGATATAATTCATATTGGGAGGGATCATCCACCTACACACCAATCCTTCCCATTATAGGATTATTATATGTTTTTTGGCGTTACAGCATTCGGAGAAGCACCTTTTGACTCAGGAGCTGGAGTCAGTGTTACCGTTCAGATCACTGGGAATCAGGTAACATCTGCTACAGGAACCGTTACAGCAACACCTAGTCTAATAGTTATCCTTAATGGAAATAATTTAACATCTTCTGTTGGAACTATTACAGCTAAAGGAGCTGCAAATGTTTCTTTAACTGGAAATCAATTAACATCTACTACAGGAACTGTTTCAGCATCTATTAGTGTTAATGCTCCTTTAACAGGAGATACAAGTACACGTGGAGTTACAGAGTTAGGTACAGTTACTGTAAAAATAGTTATAGATGCTTTTGTCAGTGTTACTGGAAATCAATTAACATCTACTACAGGAACTGTTTCACTTACTGGAACTGGAAATGTTTCACTTACAGGAAATAATTTAACATCTAATACAGGAACTGTTTCACTTACTGGAACTGGAAAAGTTACTTTATCTACAAATTTATTAGCAATCGTTGCTGGAGAAGCAGATGCAGGACCTGATGTAAGTGTAGATGGTATTCCTATGGTTATGGTTTCTGGAACACCAACTGTTACAGGAACTGGAAAAGTTATTTTAACTGGTACAAGCGCAACAACATCTACAGGAACTGTTTCAATATCAATTAGTAAAGATGTTCCTTTAACAGGAAATAATTTAACATCTACTACTGGAACTGCAACAGCAAAATCATCAGTTATATTTAGTGTAACAGGAAATTCATTAACAACTAATATTCTTCCTAATCTTACATCTACAATACATGATTCCATGACTGCAACAGATACTGTTGTCTATGTAAATGGAGATCTTAGTTTATTTAATCAATTTTTAGATAAAGGAACTATATTAATAGATTCTGAATATATGTCTTATACGTCTAAGGCATTATATTTATTTGATACAAACGTATTTACATTATCTGGTTTAACTAGAGGTATAAATGGAACAACCGCAACTACTCATAGTGTATCAGCAACAATTACATCACAAAGCAGTGCAATACAAGTTAGTATATCAAAATCTGTAAGTTTAACAGGAAATAATTTAACATCTGCAACAGGTTCATTATCAGTAAAAATTGATGCTAATGTTCTTTTAACAGGAGTTTCATTAACAACAGCGGTTGGTTCTGTAAGTATATCATTAAGTCCAGTTGTAAGTGTTACAGGAAATCAATTAACAGCTTCTACTGGTAAACTTTTTGTTGTTGCTTGGAGCGTGGTAAATGCTAATACTACTAATACATGGGCTACAGTAAATACTAGTACAGGTAGTACTTGGACAACAGTAAATACTAATACAACTAGTAATTGGAGCGTGGTTGATATAGCCGCTTAATAATTATATAATATAAAGACTTATGGCATCAGCATATTCAACAGATCTTAAACTAGAGTTAATGGTAACGGGGGAAAACTCCAATACCTGGGGAGATAAAACAAACTCCAACTGGAATTTAATTCAACAAGCAGTAGCAGGTTATCAATCTGTTGCTTTAACATCTACAACGACTACTTTATTAATGTCCAATGCTACTATTTCTAATGCTAGAAATATGGTGCTTGAATTTACAGGAACTTTAAGTGCGAATTCAACTATAACAATACCAGATGGTATTGAAAAATTTTATGCTATAAAAGATTCAACAAGTCATGCTGGATATACTTTAACTTTTAAAACAGTTTCTGGAACTGGTTTTAATTTAACACAAAGTTTTATTACATTTGCTTATTCAAATGGTACAAATCTTAATTCTATATCTTTAACTAATTTAGATGGAACAATTACATCAGCACAAATATCTGCTAATGCTATTACAACTTCTTTATTAAATACAGCAGCAGTTACAACTGCTAAAATTGCAGACAATGCTGTTACATCTTCTCAAATAAGTAGCAATGCAATTAGTACAGATAAAATTATTGATAGTGCTGTGACTACAGCTAAATTAAATGATAACGCAGTTACAGCTGGAAAATTACTTAGAAAATTTACAATTAGTACATCTACTCCTTCATCAGGATCAGATGGAGATCTTTGGTTCCAATATACAGCATAATTAATCATGGCCGTAACTTCAGCAAATGTTTCTGGCACATTTAAAACAGTTTCAAATGTTTATGGAAATGTTTCTGGAACTTGGAAATCTGTAGATGTAGCTTATGCTAATGTATCAGGTACTTGGCAAACTGTATTTGTAGCATTTACAGCTACATCTTTTGTAACAGTAACAGGAACTTCTACAACTACAACTGTACCACAAGGTGCTAACGCTGTTCATATTCAAGCAGCTGTTGGTGGAGGAGGTGGAGCTGTCACTGGAGCAGATTATGATAAAGCAGGTGGAGAATCAGCAGGAGCTGGCGGTGGATCAGGGGCCTATATATCAGATAAAATATTTCAAGTTGTAGCAGGAGAAACTTTAACTTTAAATGCAGGAACTTATGGTCCTGCTGGTAATAATGGTAATAAATATAATATAACTGCAACTTCAGGTAATACAACTTCATTATCTGGATCTACAACAGGAAGTATATTTTCATTATCAGGGGGTGGTGGAGCTTCTGGACTAGGCGGAGGAGTTAAAGGACCATTAAGAACTAATACTGCAGGAACTGCTGGATCTGCAACTATTTCAGGAACAGCATTTACATCTGGATCATTTAATCAATCAGGAACTATTGTTAGTGTTTCAACTTGTACAGGTGGACCTGTAGGATCATTTAATCAATCAGGAAACGGTGCAGTAGGAGTTAATCCTGGAAACTGCGGTGGAGATAATTGTCAAATAGGTGGAGGTGCTGGTGGAGCTTCTTATTCAGGAAATATTTCAGGAGGAGCAGGATCTCCAACAGGAGTTAATACTGCAGGATCTGCTGGAACAAGAGGATCTGGAGGTGGAGGAGGTGGAGCTCAATATGGTAATGGTAATACTGCTGGAGGAGATGGTGGTAATGGTGAAATTATTTATAGATTTCTAAGGGTTTCTTAATTGACTTTATTTAAATAAAGTATATTCATATATAATGAGCAATATTTCCAAATGGTTTGGTAAACCAGTTTATATTACTGCATTAGATAATTTTGAAGAAATAAATAAAGAAATTATTCCTTTAATCAATAAAGAAGTTACACCAACCAATAGTCAATATGCACGGACCACGGATATTAAACAACACGAATTACAATCTATTGATGATAGTATTCATCATGATGAAAGATTTAAAAAATTATTTGATGCTATTCAATTAAAGATAATGGATGCACTAACATTACAACATTTAAATTTAGATATATTAGAAATATATATTACTAAAGCTTGGGCAACTTATACTATTAAAAATCAATCTATTCATTCTCATAGACATATGGCTTCTCATTATAGTTTTGTTTATTACCCTTATGCTGAAGAACAAGGGGATTTAGTATTTATAGATGATGAAGGATCTAAAACAGGTTTAAATATTCCAGTAAGAAAAGAATATTTTACAAAATTTACTGATGTAAACTATTCAAGCGCTATATATCCAGCTAAAACAGGAAACATAGTTATATTTCCAAGTATGATATTTCATGAAACTCAAATAAACACTACAGATAAGCCTAGAATATCTATTTCAGGTGATATTCTTCTTACAATGAAACCAAATATTGTATCAGAGCATAATATACCAAGTCCTACAACGTGGAAGAAAATAAGCTCTTAATTTACTAGTACAGTATTTTGGTATAAAATACCGAATATGCCTTTAAAAAAAATACCTTTAAGTCCAGGCTTTAATAAACAATCTACAGCTTCTCAAGCAGAGGGACAGTGGATTGATGGAGATATGGTTCGCTTTCGTTATGGTTCTCCTGAAAAAATAGGAGGTTGGTCTCAAATTACAAATTTGTTTTTAGCAGGTGCTGCAAGAGCCATATGGTCTTGGACAGATTTAACAGGAAGAAGATATTCAGCTTTTGGTACTAATAAATGTTTATATGTTTATGATGGTAATACTATTTATGATATTACACCTTTAGACACAAGTTTAAATTTAACTGGAGTAACATTTACATCAACTACAGGATCTAAAACAGTTACAGTTAATAAAACAACACATGGTTTAGATATTGGACAATATATTACATTTAATACAGTAACTTTACCAGGAAGTCCTAGCACTGGATATGTTGCATCTGATTTTACAACAAATACTTTTGAAGTGGTAAGTGTTCCAACTAGTAATACATTTACTATTACAATGGCAACAAATGAAACTGGAACAGGAATGAGTTCTGCAGGTTCAGCAACAATTACACCTTATTATATTATTGGACCTCTTTTTTCAGCTTTGGGATATGGTTGGGGATCTGGTTTATGGGGAGAATCAACTTGGGGAACAGAAAGAACAACTTCAAATACAATTATTGATGCAGCAAACTGGTCATTAGATAATTATGGTGAAGATTTAATAGCCACTATTAGAAATGGTGCTTCTTTTATTTGGTACCCTAATGCAGGTACTGGAATTTCAGATAGAGCAACTATTATTCCAAATAACCCAACTGCTTCTGTAATGTCAATGGTTTCAGATAGAGATAGACATTTATTACAACTTGGAACTGAAACAACAATTGGAAATACAGGAACACAAGATCCAATGTTTATAAGATTTTCAAATCAAGAAGATATT